CTACACTACTAAGACCATTCCAACGCCATGCAAGTATTTGAGGAACTTCATACGCTTGATAGGATGCTATCGGTTTACTGTCGTCATCGAACACTACTGCAACGTGCATCAGACCTTCTATCATTTTCTGTTTGGTAGTGCTAAGGAAATTTTCCTGCACATCTTCTGTAATTACTGTCCCTAAGGCACTACGGCCAACGGCGTACGTGACACGTAAGTAGTCAATTTCGTCTGGGGTAATAAATCTTGTGGTGTTCATAGTATCAAACATTTAAAGAATTGATATAGTCATATAATTTTTGCACAGTGTCTAGTTCTTCGGCAATTTCTTCTGGGACTTCAATGCCGTACTTATCCTCTAGAATCAGTACCAGTTCAATGATATCTAAACTGTCACCTTTAAAGTCTTTTATAAACGAACTGTCGTTTTTAACTGCATCTTCACTTATTCTGTAATGTTTAGCTATAATAGCTCTTACTTTATTTTCTGCATCTTTCATGTTGTTTCTCTCTTTTCTATTAACGGAATCAACCATTTTGCTGTATCAAATTCGCCTTTTTTATGAGCATGATTATAATTTCTCGGATCGGCATGATGATTATTATGAAGGCCGTGCCCTAGTGTAATCCAGTTAAGCCAAGTGATATTTTGACTATTGTCTCTACCCTGGTAGTTCTGATAACTCCATTTGTGTTTGTAGTGACCGAATGTATTGGCTATAGACAGCAAATGAAACTCTAGAACTGTGGCAGCACTGACAATGAACACTGCAAGTCTCCAATCTATTAACGCTAACAGCAACCAGCATGCCCAATAAATTTTATAGTTATGATTATGAAAAACTTTAAGATATGGGTCTTTCATCATGTCTTTAACAGCCCATATTTTGTCTTTGGCCAGGTCAAATTTGTGGTTCTGCCATAATAGATAGCTCCACCAAAGACCTTTTATAGGTGAATGCGGATCTAATTCTGTATCGCTATGCGGATGATGATATCCTACGTGTATAACTTTCACGTTCATTGCACTGCCAGCACCTGACAATAAACCGAAAAATGCGCCCAATCTAGCTATCCAGGTATATGTCTCAAAAGATTTATGACAATAGTATCTGTGAACAAAGATACCATATCCTATATGGCCGAATAGAAACCATGCAGGGTATATTATCATTAACCAGAGCCAATTGGTAGCACCAGTGAACACAGATGCTATACCAACCAACGTCAAAATGTGTGCTGGTATGGTAACCCGTCTGAGATTCGCCCCCAAGCTATTCCAAAAATTTAATATTTTCATTATATTCACCGCAGTTGTTTAAAATTGATTTTCGTATTTTTTTACGTGTTCAAAAAATGGAGCAAGTTTAAAATCCTGAGTTAGCCTACCTCGTCTATCATTGCCTGGATCCGGAAAGTCACTATCTTCAGGACTCCAGTCTGTAATTTTAATCCAACTGGTAGTATACTTTTTATCAGCTTCAACAGGAAAAAATATTACATTTTTTTCTCGGCATCCGTTAATTTCAGTTTGTGTCAGCGCCCATTCTTTATCTATGCCTAATTGATTACACACTAATGTAACCATTTCATCCCACGTCCAGTTTTGGTGTTTCTCTAAACTATAGCGTCCTACTTGTCCTACATTCCTAAATCGAAGAATTGCTTTACCTTGTGATTCTTTGACTAGTTCGTAAAGTCTCTTAGGTGTATTATCGTTTACACCTTTTTGTAAGATAACACCAACGTTAACATTCATTTTTACATCTAGACATGCCTTAAGTGCTGTGACTTTTCTTTCAGCCCATGACCCACCACCATCCATAATTTTGTAGATAGAGTTGTCGTCTGCACCATTCATACTAATATATATACTACGCATACCTGCGTCTGCTAATTCTCTAGCATAACCTGGCCTAGCTAGCATCAGGCCATTTGTCATCATTGTAGGGCGATGCCCCAGGCGTTTAATGTTATCTACTATTTCAATTAAGTCTGATCTTACTGTAGGTTCACCGCCTATTAGTCTAATCTCAGCCTTGTTAGGTAGTTGTGCTAGAACTTCATATAACTTAGTTACATCTAAGTCCGGGACCGTTCTTATGTGTGCATAACAGTTGGCACATTCCATATTACATTTGTGAGTGACGTCGACAAAGATGCTATAGAAGTGATTGTCTTTGGGTTCTAATTCGTAATAAGTGTCTATCATACAGTTATTTATCGTTACTTTTAAGGCTGATAATAATTGAATTACGGGCAAACAAGAATTGACCTTGATTCTGATATAGTGTATAATTTGTGAATGTCTAATATTTTAAAATATACTTTGTTATTAACTGGTCTATGTAGTAATCATGTTGGGTTGTGATATCGTTAAGGTTTCTAGATTCAAAAATAATTTATCTAAACTAGCCAATAAAATACTATCTGAATCTGAAATAGTTGAGTTCAACAAAGCAACAAACAAAATACAATATATTGCAGGAAGATGGGCTGCCAAAGAAGCCATATTCAAAGCAACCGGTCACCGAAGAATGACTATACTAAACAGTACTACAGGAAGTCCATATGTAGTAAACAACTCTAATATTAAAATTAGCATTAGCCATGAAAAAGAATACGCAATTGCAGTTGCGTTACTGATTTACCTATAATAAAATAAAAAAGTTGACATCAATTCCTATCTATGCTATACTTCAGCATGAATTGAGAAAAGGTGTTTAATCGCACTAATTTACAACCAGGACTAAATAAAAGACTATGATGAATAAAACTTGTAAAACGCTAAAGCACATGGGACAATGGCAGTCATTAGCCAGTGTATCCTTTGTACCAGCATATCCAACAAGTATTCGTGGCTCAAATGATAACCAAGAAAGAAGCCCGGGGACTAGGTAACAAGTTAACATCATAACGAATTTATCTAACCCCTGGGAAACTAAGAAGTCTCAGGGGTTTTTGCTTTTACAGAGAGGAATTTGACAATAAATGGACAAAGAGATACAATACAACACTTCTGAAGCAAAGCATGATTGGTTTAACAAACATGTTTTGACTAGGGAACAAGTAGCACAGTTGATAGAGGATAAATTTCAACGTGCTAAAGTCTATCATGAGGCTACTAAGAAGGTTAACCAACTAACTTATACTGATTGATAGATAGCGTGAATAGGCAACGAGAGCCGTAATACAGCGCAAAATGTATAGAATGGGCGGACAGTATACATGAAAGCATGGTGACAACATGTTAGTAAGACTACTGGGTAGGGTATTGACCCTATCATGTCGTGTAGTAATACACGGCATTCTAAAGCACACATAGTGGAAAATAAGGCCAAGAGGGCAACCCTGTTGACTAGGGTGAACTATGTGTGCTTTAGAATGCGACCGTAACTCAGTGGATTAGAGTACCTGTCTACGAAATAGGGAGTCGGAGGTTCAAGTCCTTCCGGTCGCACCAATATATAGGACCATAGCTCAGTAGGTAGAGCAGCGGACTTTTAATCCGTTGGTCGGGCGTTCGAACCGCCCTGGTCCTACCACATAATATGGAAACGTGGCAGAGCCCGGTTTAATGCACCTGACTTGAAATCAGACGGATCAGCAATGGTCCCGTGAGTTCGAATCTCACCGTTTCTACCAATGGTGCTTGTCGTCAAGCGGTTAAGACCTCGGATTGTGATTCCGATATGCGTGGGTTCAAATCCCATCAAGCACCCCATGGATGTATAGCACAGTGGTAGTGCAACTCCTTCATACGGAGTAGGTCAGTAGTTCAAATCTACTTACATCCACCAATTCACCGCTATAGCTCAGTGGTAGAGCACCGCCTTGATAAGGCGTAGGTCCCTGGTTCAAATCTAGGTGGCGGTACCAATTCTGTTATCGTAGATAACAACTCATTATAGTTAGAAGGTTTAGGAACAATATAATAACCTGCATCAGTCATCTCAGGTAAGTCTTCGTAATATAGGTCTAAATCAAAATTAATAGGTGCTGAGTTTAATTTATAATTTGCGTATTTAATATATAAAATATTTTGTTTGATTTTTGCTATATCAATGTTAAGAGTGTCAACTAAATTTAATTGATTTGTGTTTCTAAAATGCCACTTAAAACCTCTTTCAGTTGCAATGTAAAAACTTGCAATTTGTTCAACAATATTTTTTCGTCTAATTCTTATTTTATATGCATTTTCAATAAGATAATTGGTTATATCACTTCTGTATCTATTCAAATGTATATAATGAAATTTAAGAATAAAGTTTTTTGACTGAGAGAAATAATCGTAAAAGTCAGTCATTTCCTTACCGCCTGTGTAATCAGGTTCTTTAAAGTAAGGTACGTCATACAAAGTTTGTAAATATGAACCTAACACTGAACTTCCTGTTCTAGGAGATGAAATAATTAAGATTGGGGTTTTTGTAATGTTAAACATCAATTATTTAGCAAGATTATTGGGGGTTAGTTAAATGGCATAACATCGGATTTTGATTCCGAGATCACAAGTTCGATTCTTGTACCCTCTGCCAGTTATGGGATAGACGATAGGTTTGAGTCCCTGTCAATCTAGTCACAGTGGGGTTACTGTGATGACACTATAGTATGATTGATAGGTGTATAAACTTGCCTATACGAGACAATCTAACGAGGCTTATTAACACTAAGATAGTTAGGCTCCCTCTTTTATCGGGTCCTTAGTTCAATGGATAGAATACGATGCTTCGAACTTCGGGATGTGGGTTCAATTCCTGCAGGACCCACCACTCGGCATTAAATACAATTAGTGATAATAACAGAAAAGGAGTACTACATGGCTGTTCTAGCACTAGATATCTCGGGCGTTCCCCGGCAATGGATATCAAATGATGACGCAATTACCTATAAAGCAAAAGATGCCATCGCATGGTCAATGGGGAATATTGTGGCTAAATACCGCGGTGGCATACAAAATGATGGTACATTAAGTTACTTAGAAGCATCTAGTATCATTGCCATCAAAGGTCATGGATTCAATCCATACAAACACTCATGTGTTGCATTAACTAATAAAACATTGTTTGGTCGTGACCGTCATGTATGTGCTTATTGCGGCGAACAGTTTCCAAACTATCATCTATTAAGTCGTGACCACATTGTTCCACGTAGCAAAGGTGGTGAAAACACTTGGATGAACGTTGTTACAGCTTGTAAAGATTGTAACAGTAAAAAAGGACATAAGAGTTTAAAGGAAGTACGCATGGAATTACTATACGCACCTTATGTCCCAAATCACTACGAAAATATGATTCTACAACATAGAACAATACTTGCTGACCAAATGGAATATTTGTTAGCAGGTGTTCCAAAACATAGTAGAATTTTATTAAGTTAGTGTTTAATACTATTAAATAAAAGTCGCCCTTATAGCTCAGTGGTAGAGCAGCGCCCTTGTAAGGCGAAGGTCCCGTGTTCAAGTCATGGTGGGGGCACCAAAATTATTCTCCTATAGCTCAGTCGGTAGAGCGTTTGACTGTTAATCAAAATGTCCGTGGTTCGAGCCCACGTAGGGGAGCCAAATTTATGCATAAAATAAAAATATTCAGTCATATCATTGATACACCAGATAGTTTGATGATTTTTAATCATCAATTTTCTTTGCTTAAAGAAACTGGTTTGTTAGAATTAGCAGATAAAATATATCTATGTGTTAATGGTAAGCTGGCTATATTTAATACAATACAAGAACTAGCAAATCAATATCATAATGTAGAAATGGTACATACTAGTAATAGTATTGAACACTATGAATATCCTACATTAAAATTTCTTAAAGAAACTATTGATAATGATAGTGATTCTTATATTTTGTATTTTCATGTTAAAGGTGCTAGCAAAAATAACGTTAAACCAATACACGACTGGCGGTTTCTATTAGAGTACTATAATATAGTAAACTATAAAAAATGTATAGAGCTATTAGACACCGGTTATTGTACTGTTGGTATATTGTATAGCGAAGGAATGATTAGTCAATGGCCTCATTATAGTGGAAACTTTTGGTGGGCTAACTCTAATCATATTAAAAAATTACCCAAACTACCTCACAAAAATGAATCTATTATAGGGGAAGTTAGTACAATTAGTAAAATGATGTATATATCTGATTACTTTAGATATGACCATGAAGCTTGGATAGGATGCATTCAACCATGGAATTATGTATCATTGTTTCAGGGTGACATTGAAAGAGAAGTTATTAGGATTACAAATACATGACAGAATCAAACATACCCTTTTATCATTTGATAATTGATAATTTCTTTGAACAAGAAATGGCAGAAAAATTGTCAGACGAATTTATTGATTATAATGATGAACGTTGGTTTTATTACAACAATGTGATTGAAAATAAAAAAACGTTGAATGATTGGAGATTTTTACCTAAACATGTATATCAAGCATTTACTCAGTTTTGCTCAGATGAGTTTGTTAAAAAACTACAGGATATGACTGGTATACAAAAATTGTATCCTGATTATGGATTGCATGGTGGTGGCTGTCATATGCATGGTAGAAACGGCAAACTTAATATACATAGAGATTATTCTGTACACCCTAAATTAGGATTAGAACGCAAGTTAAATCTTATTGTATATCTTTCTAAAGATTGGGATAACTTATGGGGTGGTGGCTTAGAATTATGGTCACATGATACTAAAAACAATCAACCAAAAGAAAAAGTAAAAGAAGTAGAATGTGTTTATAATCGTGCTGTACTTTTTGACACCACACAAAATTCTTGGCATGGGTTACCTGAACCGTTGCGTTGCCCAGAAAATGTATACAGAAAAAGCCTAGCCATGTATTATATGACTAATCCTAGTGTAAATGTTGATCCAAGACAACGTGCATTATTTGCACCTACAAAAAATCAAAAAAATGATATTGAAGTGAAAAAATTCATAGAAGAAAGAACTAAGCTATCTTAATATCTGGCGTTAGTATAATGGATCATACAGTAGCCTTCTAAGCTATCAATAGAGGTTCGATTCCTCTACGCCGGACCATCAACATTTTCTAGTAGTAATCGCCATTCATCATTGCTATAATGATAGTTTTCTAATACATCTAACATTTTATTAAACACTAGTAAGGCTCTATCATACATAATTACCTCAGATTGTTTATGTTTGATTTTTTCTTCAACAAAAGATTTTAAAAAATTTTCACCATCTTTTTTTAATTTAATTTTTTTACTAATAGTGGTAAATTTTTTTATAGCAACATGACATTCTTCAATAGCCATATTGGTTTGTTGCTGTGCTTGATAAATATCAACCTTCATTTTTAAAATCAAGTCATCAAATTCTGGATTTATAATATTACTAAAGTGTGACACCATAACAGCCAGTCTGTTATACACTTCATTATCAATACCATTACTATCGTACGGTTGACCAGTTGAATCATAATGGGCACGTTTTTCGGGATCACCCAATGTGTCATATGCATATTTAATTCGTTGAAATTTTTCAGAATCACCTCCTTTATCGGGATGATGTATTTGTGCTAGTATTCTGTATTTTTGTTTGATTTCTTCGGAAGTACAATTTTTAGGTAATTCTAGGTCATCATATAAGGTGTTTTCCATAAGCTTATTTATCTGGGGTTAGTATAATGGATAATACAATCGGCTTCTACCCGATGAATGTGGGTTCGATTCCTGCACCCCGGACCAAAATTTGACAATAAATCCTCAATCTGCTATACTCTAGTTATAGATTGATTGAACAAGTTCTTGGGAAACAGTGAAACAAAAGAATTTGACAATAAATGGTAGTTATGATACAATCATAGCATGAGTTGAGAAAGTCATCGTACTAATCAACAGAGTTCTTTAAAATTCTGAGTTATCATATAGCCCTGTTTAAGTTACAGGGACTATATGAAAATACATTAAGGTCACCTAATCCGTTAGGCAGGTCTATGAGGTCAGCCGGTGGACGACGCCGGGTCGCATAGGGTGCAAGAAGCGTATCTACAATAGCAATATTGTTTAACGTGACGGGAAGTTAGGCAGTAATGACAGAAACAACGATCCAGTAGACGGTACTGGTGGATACAGTTTACGTTCCTTAATGTTTTTTCATATAGTGTGTTATTAGTTTTGCTGATGTAAGCGCCTGAGTAAACGTCAACTCTAACTAACTATGTATATAAACGGTACGTCCAGCTGGCAATTCCGTTGAGCATAGCAAATAGTGCGTCAGCAAAACTAATAGCATGGAGCATTCGTCTATCGGTTAGGACATTAGGTTTTCATCCTAAGAAGAGGAGTTCGATTCTCCTATGCTCTTCCAAAGAATCCCGTTACTATTTTCGTTAAAATAGCGTTTGAATAGCGATAGAGTTCCGGTGGCAGAAGACCGTTAGCGAGGGAAATCCTCTGAATCTGATAGGCAGTATCTCTCTGCACACAGACGTTAGAATAAAAGAGATGGACAGAGTAACCGCTCAATTAAGGGCTTGTGTGGAAACAAGTAGCTTATACTAATTTTTGAGTTACATCGCCCTGATACTTCTCTCAGTAATGAGACACTAGGTCTTGCAACCGTAACTCATCTTGGAGATGTAGGAAAATTGGTAACCCCAGGAGACTGTAAATCTTCCGCCTTATGGCACTGTTGGTTCAACTCCAACCGTCTCCACCAAAAATATAGGAGAGTCGCTGGGCAGGCGTACTCTTAAACTACCTAGGCCAAAGGGGTGTCCTATTCTGTATCAGGTCTCAAAGTGTTCACGGACGCATACATGCCTGTCACGCATGAGGAGCGGGATCGTTACCCGCTGGGACCGCCAAGTTAGTTGACCATATTATTTGACTACAATAATTGTATGATATATAATGATAACAATAATGCGAGTGTGGAGAAATCGGTATACTCTCCAGACTTAAAATCTGGCGTCGCAAGGCATGGCGGTTCGACCCCGCCCACTCGCACCAAAATAGAAGGTTAGAGCAATGAACTTTAGGACTAAATACATTTATGTTAAAATGTAATTTTTGTAACCGTGATAAAAAATCACCCAACAGTAAGGCTCAACACGAACTGTATTGTAAATCTAATCCTGATGCTAAAGTTAAAAAAGCATCAATGGGGATGTTAGGGAAACAAGGTAGTAATCAGTTTATTAAAGGTACTGCTACTCCTATGACGGAAACAGGTAGAGATATCATTCGTAATTCAAATCGTAATAGAGTTTGGTCTGATGAATCCAAAAACAAACTGTCATTAAGTATGAAACAAGCAGTTGAAAATAATCCAGAAGCATACTCATCTTCTAATAGAGGAAGAGTAAAACAGATTATTTTTAATGGGATGAAGTTTCAAGGGAACTGGGAACTTAATTTTTATAAATGGTGTCTTGCTAATAATATTCCTTGTATTAGAAATACAAAAGGATTTCCGTATGAGTGGAATGGCACTAGAACATATTTTCCTGATTTCTATTTACCTGAAAAAAAGGTATATGTAGAAGTCAAAGGATATAAAACTGAACGAGATACAGCAAAGTGGGGACAATTCCCAGAACAGTTATTAGTAGTTCAAAAACAAGATATAATAAATATTCAACGAAATAACTTTGAGTTGATTATTTAATTATTGCCTCTATAGCACAATTGGTTAGTTGCAAGCGACTCATAATCGCTAGGTTCCTGGTTCGAGTCCAGGTGGAGGCACCATCTAAATAGGAGACGTGGCCGAGTGGCCTAAGGCAGCAGGTTGCTAACCTGTCGTATGTGGTAACACGTACCGTGAGTTCGAATCTCACCGTCTCCACCAGAACGTTCCGGGTGTCTCCGGATACTGTGACCCGCAGGATGAGAAGTACTGTGACAAGTACGGGTGGTAGTCTTTAAACCCAAAGGCCGCTAGCAATGCGAGAACGGTCCCTGTCGGGAAGCGGGTGGAAGGAGTGTGTGATGGGTATGATAGCGTCATATCTTGATACTCTATAATTACCGCCGGGGGATGCAGAGCAGATTGAAGCATATTGATATTTGGTCGTAGCGGTTCATTGAACTTTAGTACATACCGAGGATGTTAGTGTGTTTCAATATGCTTTTTTATGCACAAATAAATGATTATGTTATGCTAATAGCAACTCTAACTTTATCAGGTTCAATTCCATGAACACCGTGTAACATGCCCGTATTAATACGATGCCATCTTTTTAGTTCAAGCTGTTCAATTTGCAATGGTTTGTAGTTTTCATTATATACGATAGTTTTAACATTTTTTCCTCCTGTATCTAACAAATAGTTATAGGCATTAATTCTGTTACCGTTATCTACATGTATAGGTAAACCGTTATATATTAATTGATATTGTGGATATATTTTATATTCAACTATAGATTGTAACCATTCTGCCAAATCATCATTAACATTTCTAGTTTTGAAAAAGTTATATTCAGCCGGTACTGTACTATAAGCTTTAGGTGGCTTATTAATGATATCCGTAATAGATTCAATTAAGTTTTCGGGTACCGGTGGTAAATCTAAGTATTCTATATATTTCATTGAAATAAGTAATCCAAGTTAATTTCTTTTTTTAATCTGATTAATAATGTAATGCGTGGTAAATCGTTAATGTTAGTTACATTATGTACCTCTTTGACTTTTATGACATGTGGAGTGGTCATTTCTAATTTATCTTGTAATACACATTCAGTAGGATTAAAACTATAATAGTCTATAATCTTGTTATATGCAACATATGATTTCTTTACAGGTTCTTTATCTGTTTTGTAAAAATTAACAAAAGTATTTTTACAATTTAGTATTGGTATATTAAAACTATAAAGACTATTACCACTATCAATATGTATAGGTGTGCCGTATGTTTTGTTAATTACATAAAAACCAAACGAATGAACATATTGTGACCAGTTCATATTATCTAATTCAGATTTTAATTCTGGTATATCAAAAAATAATTTTAGATTATCAGGTATATAGAATAAGTTTTCTTTACTTGATAATTCAGTTTTAGGAAATACATCAAAAATCTTTTCTTGAATGATTTTAATATTTTCTAAATAGATAGGTGAATAATATTTCATAATGTATTTATATGCACAGGTGGCAGAGTGGTCAAATGCGACGGATTGCAAATCCGTAAAACCGTGAGTTCAAATCTCACTCTGTGCTCCAAAGTTGCGGGATTAACTCAGGGGTAGAGTGTCAGCCTTCCAAGCTGTTCGTCAGCGGTTCGAATCCGCTATCCCGCTCCAATTCTATTTAAAATGTTCATTGCTCTGGTTCTTAACTGTTCAGTAAATTCTGATTCAGTTAAAGTACCCTTAGCAAGATTACATTTTCTACAAGTTACTTGAAGATTGTTATAAGTGGTTTCTCCACCTTTAGATTCAGCAATAACATGATCCATGTGTATTTCTTTATCGGACAAGTCTTCATCACAATAGACACACCATTTGCCGTCCCTTTCAATAACTCTACGGCGTAGGTTAAGAGGGATGTGTTGTTTCTTTTTAAACATGAAAATATTTATTCGGGAAAACAAGTATTGACAGATAAATAATTCTCTGTTATAATAACATTTGTTCTTTAAAAGGTTAATGCGTTTGTGATGTAATTGGTAGCCATGCGGGTCTTAGAAGCCCGTGCCGAAAGGCGTGTCAGTTCGAGTCTGACCAGACGCACCAAAAGAATATTGGGGGTGTAGCTCAGTTGGGAGAGCGGCTGGTTTGCAACCAGTAGGTCGCAGGTTCGATCCCTGTCTCCTCCACCAAGATCACCATTACACACGGTGTATACTATGATAAGTAGTGTGTAAACGAATTACGCGGGGTGGAGAAGTAGTAACTCATCAGGCTCATAACCTGAAGATCGGCGGTGCGAATCCGTCCCCCGCATCCAAATAGGAGAATTATATGCCAATGTATGAAACAACAGTAAGAACACCACAAGGTGAAAAGAAAGAAAAAGTCTTTGCGCCTAATGTACAAGAAGCTAAAAAGCTTTTTGAACAAACATATGGTCCACGAAATGTTCCATTCATACCGCATATAATACCAAGTTAATTCGGAGTGTGGCGCAGTCTGGTAGCGCACCTGGTTTGGGACCAGGGGGTCCAAGGTTCGAATCCTTGTACTCCGACCAATCATTTTTTAAAAGAGGAAATAGTATGACATGTAGAGGTTATGATTCAAGGGCAGTTAAAATCCCTAAAGCAGTTAAACGTGCGGCAACGCTAATTCGTGATGCACATGTGCGTGGGGATTTTATTCGTAGTTATGTTGAGATTGAAAAAAGCAATTCACGCACAAGTTCTCGTAAGGATAATAGTAAATGACTAAAGGTAGCTTACCAAGACCCTATAGTGTTGATTTAAAAACGTTTAATAACAACTGGGATAATATCTTTCGTAAGCCTGATCCAAGAATACTTGAGGATCAAAAGAATGAAGATGAAGCGTTTGACAATATTGTTAAACAAACAGAAGTAAAAGATAGTAACCAGGGTGGTTAAATAGAATAACGCATCGTTAACTCAGTGGTAGAGTAGCGCCTTTACACGGCGAATGTCGGGAGTTCGACCCTCTCACGATGCACCAAACAAAGGAAAAATATGTCACAAAGCAGAGCAAGATATACAAGTGAAGAAGCCGCAAACATGGTCGGTAATCGTTTTGATTTAGTTCTTATCGCCTCACAGCGTGTAAGAGAATTAAAGCGAGGACATCGTTCAATGCTTACTACTAAATCAGGACCAATGGTTACTGCATTAGAAGAAATTGAACAAGGACTTGTTGGTAGAGAATATCTAAAACGTATTAGAAAGAATTTGTAAACAATATCTCTCTAGTGTAATGGCAGCATACCGGTCTCCAAAACCGTTAGTCAAGGTTCGAATCCTTGGAGGGATGCCAAATAAAGGAATAATATGCCCGCAGTATTTTTAACAAGTGACACACACTTCGGGCATACCGGAGTTTGTAGATTCACAAACAGTGATGGTTCAAAGATGCGACCATGGACTGATCCAGATGAGATGGATGAAGAAATGGTTAAGCGTTGGAATGAAACAGTACGACCTAACGACAAAGTTTATCACTTGGGTGATGTTGTCATTAACCGCAAAGCATTGAAGATTATGAGTCGCTTAAACGGTGACAAAGTGTTGATTCGTGGTAACCATGATATCTTCCGTGACGATGAATATAGATTATACTTCCGTGAATTACGTGCTTATCACGTGATGAACGGAATGATATTAAGCCATATACCAATTCATACTGAATCGTTAGGAAGATTTGGTACTAACATTCACGGTCACTTACATGCTAATCGTGTAAAGAAAGAAGTTGAAACATTACATGAGTTTGGCGTTCGTGGTAGTAGACATTACATTGATGTACGTTATCATTGCGTATGTGTTGAGCATACAGATTATAGACCCATACTGTTTGAAGATGTTATAAAACGTATTGAAAGTGAAGGTGGTAGTGTTGGATTTAAAAACGGTAATGGACCTACAATGTAAATTAAAGGTTGACAATAATACCGTAATGTATTATAATAAGTTTTAATCAATACTTATTAAGTTTTATGAAAAAGCATATTACTCTTGCCCTTTTTTCAATAACATTGCTTGCAGGATGCGGGGGTGGCTCATCTGCTTCCCCTACAATTATTGAACCACCTATAATTAATGGTAACATTGTTACAACCGATCTGTCTCGCCAATCGGTTAGGGGAGTATCATGTGATTTGTTCAATAGTGATATTTCTGATGTTGCAAAATTTAAACTTTTTCAATTAGGCAACATACAGTCCTATCATTGTTTACAGGCACATAAATCAGATGGACATCCTACAAAATCTGGTGATTATGCTTATAGATTTGAGTTGCGTCCTGAGGATTGTACTTGGAATACAAGTCACAATGATTGTATTAATGATAGAAGTAGGACTGAAATTGAAGATGATACCGGTGGAATTAATGTATATAATAAAGAAATAGTATGGGACTTTTGGATGTACATTCCGGAACAACCTAGATTTAAACCAGTAGGATCAGGACATTTATTTGTATCACAGCTATTAACAATGTCAACTACTAGATGCTGTTTAAACTATTTTGGATTTGCACAGATACTAATTTCTAGTGAAAATAAATTAGCTGTTCGCCCTCTAAATGAATTTTCATTTACATCAGCCGCTGATACGTATCCTACAGTTGATATCAATGCCATTGACAATCCGTACAATCAGTGGATTAATATACGTTATGAAATAAAAACATCTATGTATAGTGACGGGTACAGTCGTGTTAAAATTAACGGAAATACTATACTAAACACTACTGGGCCAAATGTGTTAGATAAAGATTTGCGAGTAATGTTGCGGTTAGGTTTATATAATGGATCTAAGTCAAAGACAAGAGAGCCGTATAATACACAAGTAATCTATTATGATAGTATCACTAAGTCAATTAAATAAAAATAGACCCTTCGGGGTCTATTTTTTTGGCTATCATCTGACTATTTGATTGTTAGAATAATCTTGTAAATACATACGACCTCTAGGTATTCTATTCTTTATGGCATATTTTTCTAATTCTTGCATGGCTTGTTGTTGAGTTTTATTTACTGCTGTAGCAACTTGCCTTCCTGCATTATAAATTCGCCAATCACTTATACGTGGCCCTTCTGGTTCAGTGGGTTGAGTTGCTTGTGTAGCTTGAGTAGCTTGAGTTGGTGCCGGCTCAGCTGGTTGATTTACAAATTCATCATCAGGTGGTAGATTTTTTCCTGGTGCACCGGGAACTGATTTATAACTTTGAGGGAACTTTGCTACTATCTGCTTGGCAGCTTCTCTAACATCATACCCTTCAGGTGGGCTAATTTCTTTACTGCCGGTTTTTACTTCACCTGCTTTTGTAAGCATAGCTTTAACAATTTCTTTCATTAAACCAGGGAATCTTTTAGAAAACTCAAGATCAGCACCAGTTCTATTATATCGTTGATCCTGTGTGCTGTTTACTAATTGACTAGTAGGAGCATGTAATTGCCACTTGCCATTTTTATTATCAATATTTTGTTTATCAATAATACTAATGATAGGACCGTCAGGTGCATAATTATTAAACCAATTCAATCCACTAGAACCACCGGTACAGAAATTACTCATGTGTCCTGTTTGATTGTTAAATGTATAACAAGCACCATAGTTTAATGGCATTATAACATGAAATCTGTCATTATCTAATAGTACTATTTCTTTTCTATTGCGTTTATGTTTTTCTAATGCTTCGGCGTCTTTAATTCTTCTTAAAGTATTACGATACTCATCTTTTTCCATTGCCTGTTGTAACGCCCGTATACTAGGAAATTTATTAAAATCTTGGTCTGGCTTCTTTAATAAACCACGTGTGCTTAATGCTTGCCAAGCACCCAGTGCGTCACCGCCCTCACCATTCAAATCTTCATAATCTATAGCGTGATTATTATATAATTTTAATAACCAACTATCAAATTTACCTTCTTTACTTAAATCACCATACTCATTTTTAGCCAGTGTTTGATTAACTAATTTACTCCAAGCTTGAACATAATCAGCAACTGTAGGTCTTGGACCCATATCTGCTATTTCATTTTTTGGGAATGTTCTATCGTGTCTAACAGCAATAGCTAACATTTTTGCTAGCTTGGGGTCTTTCATTATATTAGTACTGATATCGGCTTCTGTTAAAAAGTGTGTTGCTCTCATTATACTAAACTCCTCTTTAGATATGCGAGAACAGCACTTAATTTATCTCTATCTCCGTTAGCTATATCTGATAATACCTTTACCATACCTTCAGTTTTTTCTGTTGTTAAACCATTATCACGATACCTATAACCACTAGTTACATTACCAGTAAGTTGTGGATAGTAATATCTGGCTGCTAATATTACACTAGCACTCACCGCATTGCCAAGGACGTCACTTATCTCATTGTTATCTAAACCTTGGATTGCTTGGTCAATTAATTTTACTTGGTCAATTTTTTTATCTACTTTATGATGAGCATCATTTTTTGCCATACTAGCAATAACACCATTGATATCAGCTTTGGAAGCAACTAATATTTTTCTAAAAAGTGGTTTGAATCGTTTGGTCAAGGTAGTTACATTAACAGTGTTAAAGTCTGATATAGGTTTATTCTTACCACGATTTTGGTTTAATTCTTTGGAGTATTCACTATCTACAAAGTAAAATTTTCTAGCATCACCTATAATACTTTTTAACAAACCATTAGCATCAGTAACATTGTCTGCAAAGGTAGAATATATCATATTGCCTTCATCTGGATCAGGTCTACCGTTACTAGTAAATATTTGATAGGATCCAGACCTTGATGCCCTGCTACGATAAGTATCGGAACCTATATATCTTACTGCACCAAATCCTTTATTACCTGCTATTAGCAACCATGTACCGGGCTTGTCTTTGAGATCAGTCCATTTAGGTCTGATTGCAGGTTCAGGTTGAACATCATGTCCTAAAGCTTCTTTAGAATGTAGTTGTTTTAATACTTCCTGTGCGCCCGGCCCAGTAAACTGAGCCATAGCTGTGCTGGCTTCTGACACTATGCTTTCGCATAATTGCGAAAAATACTTATAATTATCCATATATGTATTTATTCTTTTATAATCATTTGGTTCCAATAATCATATAGCGTTTATATCCATTAGTAGCATATGGTATGTTTTTTACTCCGGAATATAACAAATTACTCAGGTTAAACTTATTAACTAACTCATCTAAACTATCAGTAGTTTGTTTAATAAACCAGGGAAATTCTGGATCTTTCATATTAGTAGTCTGAATACATACTAAACTACCATTTGAAACTGAATCATACCAGTTATTGTTATCCATTTGGTCTATGCTACAATTAATGAAAATACTGTTAGCATGTAGACTGTAATCATATTCGTTCACATCTTGTACATGATTGTAAACTTTGGGGGATTCGTATTTCCACATGTCACACACTTTATTAGCATTATTTATTGCTTCTGGATTAATGTCATATCCATGTACAGTATTATAGAATGTAGGTTTGCGAGTAAGTAACATAAATGCTAAAAGATTATCCCAACAGCCTAGAATATGTAATGTGGGTTTTGTAAGACATTCACGGTATATAGCTGTTTCTAGTTCCTCACATAACCATAGTTTGCTTTTAATCAATCCATGATAGAAAGATTCATGTGTATCAAATTTATCTGAATTTGTCATTTTCATTGGCTTGCGTATTTAATAATGTTTTGATGGTGTTATTCCATTTAATATGAGAATTAGTCAGTTTTAATTGTTTAATTAACTCTATTTTATAATTTATTAGGTTAAATGATTTTGTTTTATGGTGTTCCCAACCATGATTTTTTATTCTAGATTTCAACTCTGGGTACATAATTTGATACATACGTGATTTAAAATTAGATATATTCTCACCGAGTATATGATTATTTAAATGTATGTCTATTAGTTTAACACTGGAGTCTAAACTGTAGCTTATCATATTGCCAATTCCATGTATACCTTTATCAGTCATAAACCGTTCGTAACTAGCATATTCTAATCTAAAAGGTGATAAGACTTTATTTGGAATATGTGTTTGTGCCCATGGCCAATCTCCTCCTATAATAGGGAAATAATTACATTGTTCAATTAACCATAAATGTGTCGCTACATGCGGTTCTATGATATAATAAGGGGTCAGATATTTTAAATGTTCACCATTCTGAAAAAATTTATCTGCATCCAAATCAACCAATTTATGAGTTATATTATTTTCTCTACAAAACTTTTCTGCATAATACAAATCATGGGTATTAATGATTAACCCTTCTATTTTAATAACTAATGTGATTGCTATGACTGGTATATTGTTTTTTATACAGGATAACAATACTAACTCACTATCTAATCCACCGCTATATAATACTTCTACATATTTGGTCTGTCTGTTTGATAAATGGTCATTGAATATGTCAGTAATATTACGGTTATTTTCGTATGGAACATCTAATAATTCTGTGGTAAATTTATGAGAATTTTCCCCTAATTCTAGGGTACATTTCTTAAACCCACTTAATCCAACATTCCATTCAATAACATTTTCCATAACAATATTTAGTAGTTAAAAAATGTCGCTAAATAATAGCATATTTTGAATTTATGCTAAATACGAATAACACTACACCGAGGTTAAAATGCTACACTTCATTAAAGACATCACACACAAACTATTAGAATTTATTAAAGACGATCCAGTAAGACCTGAAATCTCAACCGATTTTAGAGTTAGTAATGGACGATTAGTGGCAGCATTAACTGATGAATCTGAAGATAATCCGGATGCTATGGTATGTGTTAGTTTCCATAATTTTATTCCAGAAAATGTAAAAGATTTAGATAATACTACTCAAGTACCAACAACTGCAGTATTTTATACAATATGGAGTTATAAAGCCGGTAAAGGTGCTGAATTATTATATAGAGCGGTTAAGGGTATTCAGGAACAATATCCAAGTGTTACTAGATTTGTAACATTAAGTCCTAAAACTAATATGGCAAGGAGATTCCATTTGCGTAATGGAGCTATTGTTTTTAGAGAGAATATAGAAACAATTAATTATGAATATACCCCAATAGTAAATACAGATAACTTGGAGAATAATAATGAGCAAAGAGAATCTATTAATAGTTAATGAAGTAGAAGATGAAGATCCGGAAATGTGGCAATATGAACATAGTGCCATTATAGCATCGGAATTTATTAATGATGTATTATTGGAACAATTAGATAAATTTGAACATGATAATGATGATGACCAATATATATATGGTATTGCAAGTCATGGATTATTTATTTCATTAGTAGCACGTTTAGGTGAAATGGGATATACCGAAAAAGAATTGCGTAAGGAAATTAAGACTTGGCTTAATACAAGTGTAGGACAAGTAGTTCACTAATACTTAAGTATTACATTTTTAACAAACAAAAGTACTCATTTAGCCCCCTGAGGGGCTTCAAAATCGCTAGAATACTCAGGAACGCACTCTGATACACTTCTAGCGGTTTTTGCCAATATTTGACAATAAATGGGTTTTCGTGTACAATTCATCTATGAACTCAAAAATCGTCCGCAAACGTAGAACAGATCGCAATCAAGTGATATACTATATCCGTGATACAGTAACACTTGAGTACTATGTCGGTTTGACCGCACTTTGCTTCAATGGTAATGTTCGCAAGACACTGACCCGTCGTATGCAAAAACATATGCAACGGGCCATGACTGAGAACAAAGATTGGGGTTTAAGCCGTGCATTACGTGAGCGTGGCGCCGAGCGTTTTGTATTTGGAACATTGGAAGTTGTACGTGGTAAGCGTCCTGCTCATGCACGTGAGACAGAATTGATTAACACATTGCAACCAGCATTAAACACATTTGGAGTAAAGTAATGAATCAAAAAATTGAAGATTTGATGTATCATGCAGGACTAACCGCACAAGGATGCTGGGATGAAATGGATGAGTATGATAAACAGGCTATAGAAAAGTTTGCCGAATTGATTGTAAAGGAATGTATGAATGTTTTAGATCCGGGCGGCCATCAATTGATAGCACGTTTCCACACAAGACAGTGGTTGTCAGAACATTTTGGAATAAAATGAAATTAAACGATATCCTACAATGGTCAGGCGCATTCTTTGTAATTATCGGGCATGTTTTTAACTCAATAGGTCCTAGTGTTTATCCCTACAACATTGTAGCATTTACATTAGGTACTGTTGCGTTTTTGTCTTGGGCTAGTCGTGTAAAAAATAGTCCACAAATAGTAGTCAATGTAGTGTCAATGGTTACTTGTTTAATTGGTTTGGTTAACGCTTGGAGATAAGATGAACAAATTAGTTAGAGATGGAATGGTTGCTGTATTATATAGCCCTGACTATGGTTCAGGATGGTATACATGGAATACGAACCATCCTGAATTATTATTTGATCCTGCTATCGTTCAATTGGTAGAGGAAGAAAAGTTTGATGAATTGAAAACATATGTTACATTAAAGTATCCCAACATATATGACGGTGGTATGTGGGAATTGAAGGTAGCATGGATACCTGAAGGTGCAATGTTTAGAATAAACGAATATGACGGCGACGAATCTATTGAATTGAAAGATGATGCAGATTGGTTTACGGCATAAGTAATATATTATTGGGGGCTGATTAATGAATAAAAAAATTAAAGAAATTGCCAAAGAGGCTGGATTTGTTACTTGGGCTAATGAACCACATGGTCCAGGTAAAGGTAATATTGATTGGTCTAGTTCCTATGATAAAGAACTAGAAAAATTTTATGAACTGGTTGTACGTGAATGTGCTAAAGAAGTTAACAATGTGTATAAACAGGGTGGTGGCACCTATGCTGAAACTATTTTGAAAAAAATGAATGTTAAATTAAAATGATACTTTATATAACTAATAAAGACCGTACAGTGTTTCTTCCATATGAAGAAGGTATGATTGAATGGTTACATGAAAATTATCCCTTCAGTAAATATCGGATAGAGGAATATGAAAAGTAAAGAAGAAATTATCACTGATATGTGCTATACATATCGGCATGATTATGGATTAGATAAAGATCCTAATGATCCATCATGGGTTGCAGGAATGACATTTGATGAACGTAAGGGTTTGTACAATACAATGAAGCAAATCTATGAAAATAATATTGAACCAATGGTGAATCAGTATAAAGATTTACAAGAAGGTAATAGTGTTATTCTACCTAAAGACAAAGACCATGCTGAAGCAATGGTACGTGTTGGAATGTTTTATTTGGAGAAAAAGAATGGAAAAAGATAATAGGGTTGAAATTGAATTAGATTTGAATGAACATGAGGTGTATTTGTTGGCTATGGAAGCCCACAAACGTGATATTACACTAAATAAGATGATAGAGGGTATTTTACAGGAAGTAATTGACAAACATACAGTCAACGGAACACTTGCCTAATACGTTATATAAGTATAGGAGATAGTTATGAAAAAGATTCTAGTAGCATTATCATTATTAGCTGTAACCGGAACAGCAATGGCACAACATCACGGGCACGGTTTCCGTCATCATGGCCATCATCGTGGTCCAAGTATGGGTTGGTGGGTAGCCCCTGTGGTTGTAGGGGCGATAGGTTATGAATTAGGTCGTCAACAGGTTATTGTTCAACAACAACCAATAGTTATTCAACAACAATCTATTCCTCCTAGCATAACATGTACCGAATGGAAAGAGGTACACACTTCTGATGGTAAAATATATAGAGAACGAACCTGTAATCAGTAACCAAAATCACTTGTGCAATATCGTTCAATATGTTACAATATGCATATGAACGATATTTTTTATGGAATTTTCAATTGGATCAAAGATGACTACCGTACTAATCCTTTTAGGTTTATCATTGAGTTGCTTGCTTGGGGTATTAGCATTGGCTGTTCAATCGCAATGGCACTCACCGTCCCCAATCCGCCTTTACTTGCTTTGTACCCTCTTTGGATCATCGGTTGTGGTCTCTATGCTTGGGCTAGTTTTACTAGGAAATCTTTTGGCATGTTGGCTAACTACTTGCTACTTGTAACAATTGATAGTGTAGGATTAATAAGGATGTTAATGTGATAAACAAATTAGAACAATATAAAAAATACTTTAGTTTTAAAGGTACAGCTTCACGTAGCGAATACTGGGGAGTATACTTAATTAGTTGGTTCCTACTAGGTCTTACTAGTTCATTAGCTTTTATATTATTTGTATTAAGTTTACCCTTTACTATCGTGGTAATAGGAATACTTGGTTGGATTACTTCTCTTGCAATATTATGTGCAGGTAGTATATTGTCATGTTGGTTATGGATTGCAACCACAATTAGACGTTGCAACGATGCCGGAATCAATCCTTGGTTTTCTATTACCATACTATTACCTCCGCCATTCGGCACTATTCCTGTCATTGTATTTGGATGCTTAAAACCAGATTCTGATAAAGGTTGACATAAATACGTTTCCCATGCTATAATATGCATTATGAAACGAAAAATCTTATCCTTTACTATTGAACAGCCCAAACATCGGGCTCATAGAGTGTTGTTTTCTTGCAACACTCCGTTCAAACCTAAGGTTGTAACATCTAAAAAGGGTGAGTACATACGTAAACCTAAGCATCCAAATCGCACCGAAATTTGACAATAAATCAGTTTGGTGCTACAATACTTGTATTGAATCATTAAAAGGAAACAAAAATGACACTTAAACAAAAAGCATTACTCCAGACAGCAGGCATTGTTGTCGGAGTATCATTCGGATCAGTAGTACTTACATATCTAATTTCTGTAATTAGCAGAGACACATTGGTATATATTACCGGTTCTGCATTGTTCGGATTCTTGTTCTATTCCATATATGGGCTTGTTTTAAACAGGCTAGAGTCTAAGGAAACTTTGGATAAATTGTCATCCAAAATTTGACAATAAATGGTTTTGGTGCTACAATAGAGTCTTATTCAGTCAAAAGGAGTTATTATGAACATTAAGCAAATTAATACTGCTATCATGCAGGGTGATCTTACTAATGAAGAATTGAATAGCATCGGTGATGCAATTCGTTTTGCCCGTGCCCAACTAGTGGTGCGTAACAAATCGGCATTGACGATCGGATCTAATGTTAAATTTACTAGTTCAACCCGTGGTACTATCTCCGGTGTTGTAAAGAAAATCAATCGTAAATTTGTAATTGTAGATCAACCGGGTCAGTTCCGTAGTTGGAGAGTGCCCGCTAACATGTTGGAGGTGTTATGAGTTATTTTGTCGGAATCGTGATTGTCATTGCCCTCGTTGCAATTGGCCCGTTACTGACTATTTGGTCATTGAATGTGTTGTTCCCAATGTTAGCTATTAAGTACTCATTAGAGTCCTGGCTAGCTGTAGTGATTTTAGGTGGATTGTTTAAAGTAGGAAAACCAAAATGAGTGAATTAGAAATTGATATCGTTGAAATGTTGGGGCAAGGTACACACCCTGCAACTATCTCCGCTGTATTGGAAGTGCCCGTAACTTGGGTTTATGAGGTGTCCGATTCCTTGAAGGGTAAGGAAGTGTTTAGCCCATACAAAACAGTCAACTCCTAAATTTGACAATAAATGGATTTGGTGCTATAATAGAATCTTAAACAGTTAAACAAAGGACTAACAAATGGCTTACATGAATCAAGAACGCAAAGCAAAGATTACACAAGCACTTAAGCCTATCTTGGCTAAGTATAAGGTTAAAGGATCTTTGTCAGTTCGCAACCATATGACTATTGTATTGACCCTCAAATCGGGTGCTATTGACTTTATTGGTAATAGCAACAAGGTTTGTGGTAATGATTTCTATCAAGTGGCTCGTGGGTTCAAACCTACTACAAGTGGTTACGATCAGGTGAATCCTTACTGGTTCCAGGATCACTATGATGGTGTTGCTAAGGAATTCTTGACCGAGGCTTTTCAAGCATTAAAAGCTGCCGATTGGTATGACGAATCGGATGCAATGACAGATTATTTTAACACGGCATACTATGTTGATGTTAACATTGGCAAATGGAACAGTCCATACATTGTTCAATAAATCAAATAATGGGTAACACAATGGTTGACAATAATGTCCGATTGTGTTATCATTATAACAGTGCTGAGTAATATCAGTACATTTTTTAAACTTAGCTTTTTTTAAAGGAAACATAATGGCTAATTCTAATCAAACTTTCAAAGTCGCTGGTATTACTATTCACAATGGTAACGCTAAAGTTCGTTTTACAGATGACATGGTCCGACGTATCAAGCAATTCACTAAAGGTGGTGCTAGTCGTGTAGACTTTGTTGAGTTGCCGTCAGAAATGACAAAGGTAGAAGCATTAAAATATCTTGCTACTCTATCTGAGTTTGCTAGTGCATCAGATCAGGCAACTATTGCTGATACACTTGAAGATAAAACTAAAGAAGCAAGTAAAGGTGAAGTTAAAGTAAAAGCTTCCAAAACAAAGCCTAGCATTGATGCTATTAAAGCACGTGCTAAAAAAGCAAAAGTGTCCGCAGAAGATATTCTTGCGGCAGTTGAAGATGCTCCACTCTAAAAAACAGGGCTTCGGCCCTATTAAATTATGAATCTATCTACATTCCGTCGTTCGTTTAACCCTCGTAGAGAATTTAATCCGGCAGATAAAAAAGATTTGCTAGAATTTAAATACTTTAAACAGAAAGGCAAATGGAAAACTGGTTGTCCATTCTATTTAGAGGATCCATTTGTTGAGATTCCGGCAATGTGTGAAAGTAAATTCACTAACTACATGCTAACGAAGATGTAAAAAAAAGCCCCTTAATTGGGGCTTTTTTGTGGGTTATAATATTAGGTCCATGTAGTTGATAACTGTGTCGCAATCAATGCCGGACTTGCAGTTTTACTTGTATTAGTGCTTGGAGCAAATGCAACATTTAGATAGAACAACAATGAAGTAGTTGTACCAAATACTGCGTTACCTGTACCAGTTGGGATACTGAATAATACATTTAGTAATGTGCAAACAGAGCCAGTTGTATTTAATGCAACACCGTTACTATTGGTAGCAGTATTAGTAATAATACTGTTAGTTACAGTTAATGTTCCACCATATACTTCAATTGCGGCCGCGTTGTTTGCATCAATTTCTGAACTATCAATAGTCATAACTGTACCGGTACGGACAGCGGCAACTTGAACATTACCGGAAGTTTCAATATCAGTTATATAACAGTTACCTGTTGTAACGTCAATACAATAAACATCGCCGGTACCACTATGTGCTAAGTGTCCAATATTCAAATGTAACACGGAGGTTACATTTGAATTATCCATAAAGATACAAGTTCCGGATCCGTTTGTATCTAACCAAACATCACGAATGAATAGTCTCTGTGCCGCACTACCAGTGAAATCAATACAAGTTCCGTTAGTTGGTGCAACAAGTCTTAGATTGCTTATTGAGTAGTGATTACTTGATATAGAACCAGTGCTTGAAGATACTGTAATTGTACCTGTAATAGTTGGACTACCGTGTGTACCCGTACCAAAACTAGTCAACCAAATTCCGGGTTGCATTGTAATGTTTTCAGTAATGTTATTTAATAATAGAACAAATGCAGGGTTACTATCAGTATATCCTGCAGTTACGGCCGCTGATATAGCCGCCGTAACTGTTTTAAAAGGTTGTATTGGTGTACCAATTGCAGTATAAGTATCTGATCTACTTGGATCAACATAAAATGTATTAGTTTGTTGATATGCAATATTACCACCACTACCGATGAAGTAATTTGCTGTTACTGCATTACCTAAGTTAACATTAGCATTGATAGAAATATTGCCAGCTGTATTAGCAACAATTTCTACACCGTTATTAAAACGAATATCTGCTTGCTTGAATGGAGTGGTCGTCCCCGCTACATTTAAATTAATGAATTGCAAGTCAAGACCGTAATCAAATCCTGAGCCAGGAGTTGAGTTTTTCATACTAACACCATATGCTGAACCAGCGGTAGTCAATCCACCGTCACCGTCTAAGTAAGCAACAACAGCCGCATTTGCTGTAGTTGTTTGATCTCCCACAACACCAAGTAAACCAGTGTTAATAAATTCGCTTGCATTAGTACCGGTAACTAAGTATTGACCGGTTACACCGGCTACATAATTGCGTGTTTTAGTTAGATTGCTACCTGTTACACGACCACGCACTGCTTGTGCGCTAGCCGGATCATTTGCGTCATTGCTACCAAATGCTGAATCAATTGCTAATATACTACGTACTCCAACTGTTGCACCACCACCGACTGTATTAGCAGTACCGGTTACATTTGCATTACCATTTGGAATATTAATGTTACCACCAGTGATATTACCTGTTGTTGTAATTGTGTTACTACCGGCAGCAATAATACCAATAATGTTACCGCCAGTAATATTACCTGTTGTGCTAATTGTATTGCTACCAAACGCACTCATTAAAGTTACTACATTGCTATTACCGTATGTAGTTGCGTCACTTGCCCAACTTAATACGCCACTGCCGTTAGTAGATAATACTTGACCTGCGGTACCACCGGTAATTATTATATTACCTACAGCACCAAGATTAGCTGTAGTAGAAACATTTAATATAGTTAGTGATGCTGATCCAGTAGAACTTATACCACTAGTGTATACTGTACCTGTTACATTAACATTGCCAGCTCCAACATTACCTGTAAATGTTGGCAGATATGCGGCAACGTTGCTGTCAGTATATTCATTACCTGCATAGTTATTAACTTTATATGAATTTACTGTTTGATTAACTGCGCTAACAGAGATAGCTTTATTAGTGTTATATACAGTTACAACATCAGCTGGCTCATTGCTAGTTGCTGATGTAATAGTTAACGATGTTCCTGAAGCTGTTTGAGTAGCTTGATTATAGGTTGTTGTAGCACCAGATACTTGTGGTGCAATACCTCTGGCTACTGCTGTTCCGCCTGATGTAGCTGAACCTGTACTAGCAGAAACTGTCGGAGGACTTGTTCTTGCTACTGACGGAGTTGGTGTTTCTAGTGATCTTAATACAGAAGGATCGGATCCGCCGATCATTGGTGGTGATGTTGCCATTATAATGGTCCTTTAGTTGTTATATTACTATTTAGTCTAAAATATCTAATTACGGGTTGTTAACTGACTTAATTATCCAATAATCACTGCTCATACTTGAATTAGTAACAACATTAAATGGCATATAGAAGTATCCCTTAGCACCCCAATTTGTACCCCAACTGTTTCTTGCAATAAAAACCTTCTTACGCTTATCATATCCAACTAGTAATACAGCATGACCACCTAACAATCGTTCACGCCTTGTGTTTGGATAAGGCATATTACCAGTTCGTGCTACACTAGCAGACATAAAACTAGT